AATATGCCCTGATGGTGGATCAGAAAACCAACTACCTTGTGGGCAAGCCCTTCACCCTGAACTGTCAGGATAAGGGTTACACGGATGCTTTGGGCAAGGTTTTCAACAAACGGTTTTACCGGCTTCTGAAATATGTTTGTGAAGATGCCCTGAACGGTGGCATTGGCTGGCTTTATCCTTACTACAATGAAGCTGGTGAATTGACCTTCAAGCATTTCCCGGCCTATGACATTCTTCCTTTTTGGGCTGACGATGATCACACCATCCTTGATTGTGCGATTCGTTACTACACCCAAGAAGTGTGGAACGGCTACCAGAAGGAAAAGGTGGAGAAGGTGGAAATCTTCAAAGCCGATGGCATTTACCGGTATATCTATCAGAATGATATGCTGATTGCCGATGTGGAAGCCGGTGAACACGAAAACTATTTCATGGTTGAGGAAGAAGGGCAGGAACCCAAGGGCTTCAACTGGACAAGGATTCCGCTGGTTCCCTTCAAGTATAACAAGCAGGAAATCCCCCTGATCCGCCGTGTGAAAACCCTTCAGGATGGAATCAACACCATGATTTCCGACTTTGAAAACAATATGCAAGAAGACGCACGGAACACCATTCTGGTTCTGAAGAACTATGATGGTGAAAATCTTGGTGAGTTCCGCCACAACCTTTCCACCTATGGAGCCGTGAAGGTTCGTGAGGATGGCGGGGTTGAAACCCTTCAGGTTGAAATCAATGCAGAGAACTACAAGAGCATTTTGGAACTTCTGAAGAAGTCCTTGATTGAAAATGCCCGTGGTTACGATGCCAAGGATGATCGTTTGAGTGGCAACCCCAATCAAATGAACATTCAATCCATGTATTCTGACATTGACCTTGACGCAAACGGCATGGAAACCGAGTTCCAAGCGGCCTTTGAAGAACTGTTGTGGTTCATCAATCAGGATTTCAGCAACAGGGGCTTGGGCGATTATGAAGGCGCTGAACTTCAGATCGTGTTCAACCGTGACATTCTAATCAATGAAACGGAATCCATTGAAAACTGTTCCAAGTCCGTTGGTATTCTGTCCACGGAAACCATTGTGGAACAGCACCCGTGGGTTACGGATGTTGAAGTGGAGCTGGCCCGGTTGCGTAAGGAAAAGGATGAAGCAATGGAACAGGCACAGGAATACGCCGGGGCCTTCCAGACCGGCAACCAGAACAAAGGTGACAATGGCGAGGGTGAATAACCCCCGCCGTTTCACAATATATGCCGGGGCAGACCTTGAGTGTGGCGGGGTGCTATTACTCCTACCCGCCAAAGGATGAAATTCCCTTCCCCGGCCCATCATGGCCCGTTAGTCAAGTGGTTAAGACACCGCCCTTTCACGGCGGTAACGCCGGTTCGATCCCGGCACGGGCTACCATGGCCACAAAGGAAGGAACCAAAATTCAGCAAGGCGCAAGCCCCTATGAAGAAACAGCGTGGCCTTCTATGCTGAAGTGGATGGAATAGGCAGACACGGCGGATTCAAAATCCGTTGCCGCAAGGCGTGTGGGTTCAAATCCCACCTTCAGCACCATTTTTCAGGATTGGAGGAACGGCCCATGAGAAATGCGGATTATTGGCGTGGGCGGTTTTCCATCTTGGAGGACAGCGCCCACAGAGAAGCCCAAAAGACCATTCAGGACATGGAAGAACTGTATCTGGATGCACAGCGTTCAGTTCAGAAGGAAATTGAAAGCTGGTATGCCCGTTTTGCGGTGAACAACCAAATCAGCCTGACCGATGCCCGGAAATGGTTGACTGCTGGACAGCTTGAAGAATTTCATTGGAGCGTTGAACAGTATATCAAGATCGGTGAACAGGCCGGGTTGGATGCGGCATGGCTGAAGAAGCTGGAAAATGCGTCTGCCCGGTTCCACATTTCCCGCCTTGAAGCTGTTCAGACAGGTATTCAGCAACAGCTTGAATTGCTATATGGCAATCAGGTTGATAGTCTGGATGCCCTGTTGAAGAAGGTTGTGGGCAATGGCTACACTCACACGGCGTTTGAGGTTCAGAAGGGTGTGGGCCTTGGTTGGGATATTACCGGGCTGGATCAGAAAAAACTTGAAACATTGCTTTCAAAGCCTTGGACAACGGACGGGCGAACCTTCCGGGATCGCTGTTGGTTGAACAAGAATGATCTGGTGGGTTCGGTTAGCAAGAGCCTGACGCAAGGGCTTCTTCGGGGTGATTCCCCGGCCAAGATCACCACGGCCATTCAGAAGCAGTTCGGGGTTCATCGGTATAAGGCGGGGCGGTTGGTCAACACAGAAACCACCTATTTCAACGCCGTTGCCACAAAGGAATGTTACAAGGATTTGGATGTTGAAATGGTGGAAATCATTGAAACGCTGGATTCCCATACCTGTTCCATTTGTGGTGGGCTTGATGGTACGGTGATCCCCATTTCCCAATATGAACCCGGCGTGACTGTGCCGCCGTTCCATCCCAACTGTCGAGGAACTACGGCCCCGGCCATTGATCCCAAGTATGCCGGTGAAAGAGCCGCCCGGAACGCTGATGGGGATGTGTACTATGTTCCCGCCAACATGAAATATGCTGATTGGGTTCAGACCTTCGTGAACGGCGGTTCCAAGGCTGGCTTGACCGTTGCAAAAGCTGTTGATATAATGAAATTGCGGGAAACTATCAAGGCAAAAGAACAGCATTTTTCTGATTTGAAAGCTGAATATGCTTCTTTGGAGGAAACGAACCAGCGGTATTATTTATCTTCTTCGGATTTTGATGATCCCAATGAAAAAGCAGAATGGCGAAAGTGGCGAAAAACGGTTGATATTAACCAAGTTCAAGCCCGTATGTCAGAATTGCGAATGAAGGATTTGCCCCTTGCAAATGCAGATTTGGCGGAAGCAAGATTCCAGCTTTTGAAGGCTCCCGGCGCTTCAGGATATACCTCGGTTTCGACTTTGAAAGAAGCTGAAGCATATTGCAAATCTGTTCTTGGAATCAATGCTGATTTTAAGGGGCTTTCTATTGAATCGGTGAATGGGTGGAATCAGGGCCTTTCAGATATGCAAAAAGTATTTCCAGATTTGGTGCGGAAAAGATTTAATTTTGTTGGAGAATCCCATCAGAGAAATGCTATTGCCAAACAAATTGAATTTCAACGGCAACTTGACTGGATTAAGCAAAACAATGTTTACAACTGGACGGATGCCCAATGTGAAGAATGGGCAAAGAAAAAGGCTAATTCGTTTGTTCGGAAGTATCTTTCAGTTGGAAACGAAATGGCTTCCAGTTGGTCACCCCGCCCACCGTTCGATCCTTGCCGGGGTATCTGCCTGAACCGTGGCTTCTATGCTGACTTTGAATCTGCTTCAAAGTCTATGATCCGTCAGGTAGAAATTAAGTGGCACCCGGATAGTTGTTCCACGGTGAAATCTGTGTTTGATCATGAGTTCGGGCACCAATTAGATGATTGGTTGGGAGTTGGAAAACAGAAGAATATTCAGGCCCTATTTGATTCCAGAACCAGAGATCAAATTAAAGATGAACTTTCGGAATATGCGTGGAATAACCACAATTCAAATCGCTATTCTGAAATGATCGCTGAAGGTTGGTCAGAGTATTGTAACAACCCTAACCCCCGCCCAATGGCAATGGAAATTGGAGAAACCATAGAAAGGTTGTATGTAGAATGGGCAAAGACGAATTTTTGAAAGAAGCCCGTAAAATGGGGATGAATGAAAAGCTGATTGCTGAAATTGTGGAGGAAGTGGAAGAAGATATTGCTTCTGGCCTTCCGATTGATTGGAAAATGTATCTAATTGAACCAGTAATCAGCGATTAACCCTATATCTGATGATTTGACCACCCCGGCCTTTGGCCGGTGGTGGTTTTTTCATACCATTTTCGCCGTTTCCCGGTGGTGGGCGGTAAACAGAACCGGGAAAATCGTGGTTCCTAACCCACGGTAAAAAAGGATTTTGGAGGTAACAACAATGACTAAAGAAAAGCTGTTGGAATGGGGCCTGACTGAAGAACAGGCCACAAAGGTTATGGAGGGCTTGAACGGTTCCTTCGTCACCAAGGCCCGGTTCAATGAGGTCAACACCGAACTGACCACCGCCAAGAACACCATCAAAGAGCGTGACACCCAGCTTGAAACGCTGAAGAAGGCTTCTGGTGACACCAAGGCCCTTCAGGATCAGATCACACAGCTTCAGGCCGATAACAAGAAGAAGGACACGGATCACGCCGCTGAACTGAAGAATCTGAAAATCAGCAATGCGGTTGAACTGGCCCTGACCGGCGCAAAGGCCAAGAACAACACCGCTGTTAAGGCGCTGTTGGTTGATTTCATCGGTAAGGCTGAATTGGCGGAGGATGGAACCGTCAAGGGCCTTGATGATGAAGTCAAGAAGTTGGTGGAAGGCAAGGACACGGCTTTTCTTTTTGAGAAGTCCACCGGCACCAAGTTCAAGGGGGCCAAATCCGCTGAAAAGGGTGATGGCGCTGAAGGCGGCATGACCCTTGAAAAGCTGAAGGCCATGAACCCCTTGGATCGCTACAACTATTCCGTCAACCATCCTGACGAATACAAAGAACTTTATGGAGGTAATGAGTAATGGCAAACACTTGCTACGATAACTTTTTCCTGTCCAACGAAATTGAAGATCAGTACCAGAGCCACCTTGATCTTCAGCAGTTTTGCACCGTGGACAACAACCTGACCGGCGTTGCTGGTATGGTTCGCAAGATTCACAAGTACAAGGCCACCGATGGCACCGAGAAGCTGACCATGGGCAACGGCAACACCAAGACCATTGAAGCCGGTTACACCGAGAAGGAATACCGGATTCAGATGGCCCAGAACCGCTTCCAGTATTATGACGAGGAAGCCATGACCGATCCCATGGTGATCACCACCGGCACCCGTCACGCTGGTACGGATATGTTCAACACCGTGAACGCTGACATTTTCGGCGCTTTCAACGAGGCCACCATGACCATCGTGACCACCGCCCTTGGCTTTGATGCCTTTGTGGATGGTGCGGCCATGCTGAATCTGGAAAACCTTGAAGGTGTGACCATCTTCGGCTTCGTCAACCCCGCTGATATGGCGAAACTTCGTAAGGCCCTGAAGGACGATCTGAAGTATGTGGAAGCATACGCCAAGCAGGGCTATGTTGGCACCGTGGGCGGTATCAACATCTACACCAAGAAGAACGCCGAAACCGGCAAGGTGGTCATTGCCACCAAGGAAGCTGTTACCCTGTTCAACAAGAAGGGTACGGAAGTGGAACAGGAGCGTGAAGGCAACATCCGCCGCAACACGGTTTATTCCCGCAAGTATTACCTTGCGGCCATGACCAATGAAGCCAAGGCGGTGAAGATCATCACCGGTTCCGCCGCTGTCACCGCTGACACCACGGTTTCCAGCGACAAGACCTATTACGCCGCTTCCGGTATCGGCTATGTGAAGGTCACGCCCGGTTCCGGTGACAACCCCAAGACCAAGGGTTGGTACGAAATCACGGCGGCGTAAGAAAGGCGGTGAACCCCGTTGCGTGATAAAGCGGTTGCAATGCTAACGGCCCTTGGCGTGGCGGGGGCCGCTGATGATCCGTTGTTGGATATGGTTTTGACCAATGTTCAATGGCGGATCAAAAATCTTTCCAACCTTTCCGAAATCCCGGAGGGGTTGGAAAGTCTGGCCGTTTCTATGGCCGTGGGCGAATACCTGAACATGAAGAAGTGTTCTGGACAGCTTGAAGGGTTTGATTTGGATGCGGCGGTGAAATCCATTCAGGAAGGTGACACCAACATTACCTTTGCCCTTGGTGAAGGTAGTTCAACCCCTGAACAGAGGTTGAACAGCCTGATTGATTATCTGATCAACGGGCGCATTGGTGAAATCTACCGTTATAGGCGGTTGGTATGGTAAATAAGGCCGTGCGAACCGCCTTGGAACGGTTGTGGAAGGATCGGTGTTCTATCTTCATCCGTGAGGAAGTCACCGATCCTGTCACCCACCTGACGGATTCTGAAGAAAAGCCGCTTCTTCAGGATCAGCCGTGCAAGCTGTCTTTTGAAACATTAACTTCAACCAATGGGGATGAAGTGGCAACCGCCCAACAGGTGGTGAAGCTGTTTCTTTCCCCGGATGTGAAGGTTCCCGCAGGATGCAAGATCATTGTCACCCGGCCAAATGATGTGGAACGAACCTTCACCTATTCCCGTTCCGGTGAACCGGGCGTTTTCTCCAACCATCAAGAAATCATGCTTGAACCCTTCAGGGGGTGGGCCTGATGGGAAGATGGGGCCGGTGTGATTACCGGGAATTGAAGAAGCTGGATGAACGCCTTCAACAGCTTTCGGAAGTTGACATGGATCGGCTTTGCCGGGATGCCGCCAAGAAGATTGCCCAAATCCTGTGGAACAAGGTAAAGAAAAGAACCCCGGTTGGCGTGGCCCCCAAGTTTGATGGACCCAAGACCGTAAAGGTAAAGGGTGCAAGCGGGAAAAGCCGAACCTTTCTTACCCGTTCCGGGGCTATCCGGGAACAGTATTGGGCCGGGTATCGGGGCGGTTCCTTGCGGGATGCTTGGACGATTCTTCCCATTGAAAAACATGGGGATCAGTACACCGTGACCGTTATCAACAATTTGGAATATGCGTCCTATGTGGAATACGGCCACCGGCAAACACCGGGGCGCTATGTTCCCGCCTTGGGTAAGACCCTGAAGGCAAGTTGGGTTCCGGGCAAACTGATGCTGACCATTTCCGAACAGGAAGTAAAGGCTTTGGTTCCGTCCATCCTGAATGATATGTTGTATGACGCTTTGAAGGGGGTGTTCAGTTGATCAATGAAATCATCAAAGGTGTTTCCATGAAGCTGAACGCCACCTTTGGAGCCGGGTACAAAATCTATCAGAACGATGTGGAACAGGGCTTCAAGGAACCCTGTTTTTTCATTGCTGTCCTGAAGCCTGACATTTCCCCGTTGCAGAAGAACCGATTCATGAACCGGAACCCGCTGGATGTTCACTATTTCCCAACCAGCGGGAGAAACAACACTGAATTGTTCACTATGGCCGGGGATTTGATGGAATGTTTGGAGTTCATCACCCTTCCCAATGGGGATGTGCTTCACGGAACTTCCATGAGTTATGAAGTGCAAGACGGGGTTCTTCACTTCTTCGTGAACTACAATTTGACGCTTCGCAGAGAAACCGAGGAAACCGCAATGGAAACCTTGGAAACTACTGTGGAGCCAAAGAAAGGGTGATTGAATGGCTACCAGAAAGAAAGCCGCCACCGCACAGGAACCGACCATCACGGCCCCGGTGGTATTCCCCAAAGAACGGGTGTTGACCTTCAGGCGTTACGCTGACCGGCGTGATCTCCTGTCTGTCCTTTTGGAAGATGGGAAGGAATACACCTTCGATCAGATTGATGGGCTGATCAATGACTTTATGAAAGGTAAGGTGAAATAATATGGCCCTTGGCGGCGGCACCTTCTTGGTGCAGAACAAGGTTCTGCCCGGTGCATATATCAACTTCATTTCTGTGGCGCAGGCAAGCGCCACCCTTTCTGACCGTGGCATTGTCACCATCCCCCTTGCTATGAATTGGGGGCCTGAAGGCAAGATTTTCACGGTGGAACAGGCTGACTTTATCAAGAACAGTCAGAAAATTTTCGGCTATGCGTACACGGCGGATGAACTGAAGCCTATGCGTGAAATCTTCCTTCACGCCAAAACCGTTCATTTCTTCCGCCTTGGCACCAGCGGCGTGAAGGCGGCTAACACCTACGCAACGGCCAAATACCCCGGCACCCGTGGTAATGATCTTCGTACCGTTATCACGGCGAATGAAAACACCACAGAACAGAAGCCGCTGTTCGATGTGGCAACCTTCTTGGGAACCGTTCAGGTTGATCTTCAGGAAGGTGTGGCCGCTATCACCGATCTGAAGGCCAATGCCTATGTGGACTGGAAGTCCAGCGGAACCCTTTCTTTGACCGCTTCCTTGCCCCTGACGGGCGGCACCAATGGCACCGTGGCCGATTCCGACTATCAGACCTATCTTGATCAGGCGGAAGCGTACACCTTCAACGCTATGGGTTGCACCGAGAGCAAGGCCACCATCACCGCCCTGTTTGCGGCCTTCGCAAAGCGGATGCGTGATGATGTGGGCAAGAAGTTTCAGGTGGTTCTTTTCCGCAAGCTGGCCGATTATGAAGGAGTTGTGAGCGTCAAGAACGGCCTGACTTCCGACAAGACTTCCACCGCCCTGATCCCTTGGGTTACGGGCGTGATCGGCGGAACGGCGGTCAATAAGAGCGCCACCAACATGACCTATGATGGTGAATATGATGTTGATACCGATTTCACGCAGACCCAGCTTGAAAACGGTATCAAGGAAGGTTCCTTCATGTTCCATCGTGTGGATGAAGCGGTGTGTGTCCTGACTGACATTAACAGCTTCATTTCCATCACGGATGAAAAGTCCAGCGACTTTTCCAGCAACCAGACGATCCGAGTTTTGGATCAGATCGCCAATGATATTGCCGTTCTGTTCGGCAAGAAGTATCTTGGCAAGGTTCCCAATGATGCCGCTGGCCGGATTTCCCTTTGGAACGATATTGTGAAGCACCACACGGAACTTCAGGATATTCGGGCCATTGAGAACTTCAGCGGCGAAAATGTGACGGTTGAAAAGGGCGATACCAAGAAATCCGTGGTGGTTACTGACTATGTGACCCCCGTGAACGCTATGGAACAGCTTTATATGACCGTCTATGTTCAGTAAGGAGGTACAACCATCATGGCAGATAGAACCATCATGAACGCCAAGGATGCTGTTTCCGCTTCCTTGGCTGAATGTTTCGTGACCATCGGGGATAACCGTTACAACTTCATGCAGGCTATCAACCTTGAAGCCAACTTTGAGAAGAACAAAACGGAAGTTCCCATTTTGGGCAAGACCGGCAAGGGCAATAAGGCCACCGGCTGGAAGGGTACGGGTTCCGCCACCTTCCACTATAACACTTCCATCTTCCGTGAGCTGATGAAGCGTTATAAGGACACCGGCGAGGATGTCTATTTTGACATTCAGGTGACAAATGAAGATCCCACTTCTTCTGTGGGCCGTCAGACCGTGATCCTGAAGGATTGCAATATGGATGGCGGCTTGCTTGCCAAGTTTGATGCTGATGCGGAATACTTGGATGAAGATATGGACTTCACCTTTGAAGATTTCGAGATGCCCGAAACCTTCAGCCTTTTGGCCGGTATGCAGTAAGCAGAGCGCCCCGGCCTTACTTCGGTAGGGGCCGGGGCCTTTTTTCGTATCAAAATATAGGAGGAAAAAAAACAATGAGCCTGTCCGCTTTTTTGGCTGAAAACGCCGTTCCCGTTGAGAACATCAAGTTTGTTGCTTCCAAACGCTTCTTGGGTGAGGATGGCAACCCCATTCCTTGGGAGATCAAGACCATCACCGGCACCGAGGATGAAGCCCTTCGGAAGTCCTGTGCCAAGCGTGTTCCGGTTCCCGGCAAGAAGAACCAGTATCAGAAGGAAACCGACTATGATCTTTACCTTGGCAAGCTGGCCGTGGCTTGTACCGTGTTCCCCAATCTGAATGATAAGGAACTTCAGGACAGCTACAAGGTCATGGGCGCTGATGCCCTTCTGAAAACCATGCTGACCCCCGGCGAATATGCCGAATACCTGACCAAGATTCAGGAAGTGTGTGGTTTTGATACCACCATGCAGGATGAGGTTGATGAAGCAAAAAACTGATCTGTGAAGGTGATGGTGAAGCCAACATTGCTTACTATTGCCTTCACGAACTTCATTTAACACCTTCCGCCTTCTATGCTTTGCCCCGGCGTGAACGGGCCTTCATCATTGCGGCCATTGATGTTCGGGTGGAAGCTGAAAAGAAGAAGCAGAAGGAAATTGAACGAAAACAGCGCCGGGGCCGCCACCATTAAGGCCCCGGCTTCTATTCTCCAAGAAAGGTGGTGATCCCTGTGGGAAACATCCGGGCCGCTATTGCCCTTTATGATGGTGTTACCAGCCCCCTTCAGAGTATGCACAAGGCAATGGGGGTTGTGCTGAACACCTTTGAAGCCATGCAACAGGCTTCCGGTAGAGCCGTTGACACGGCGGCAATCCGGGAAGCCCGTGAAGAATGGGCGAAAGCGGGAACCGCCTTTGATACCATTGAAGAAAATATCAGGAACGCCAACAACGAACAGCAGAATTTCAACAATTCCATCCGTGGGGGTAGCAATTCCGCCAACGGGCTTCTGTCCATCATCAAGAAAGTTGCCATTGCCGCTGGTGGTATCGCCGGGATCAATAAGGTTCTGAACATTTCGGATGAATTGGCAAGCACCAAAGCCCGATTGAATTTGCTTGTGGATGATGGCGGTTCCGTTGAAGCCTTGGAACAGAAGATCATGGCTTCCGCCCAGCGTTCCCGATCCGCTTATTTTGACACCGCTTCCGCCGTTGCGAAACTTGGCCTGAACGCCGGTAACGCCTTCGGTGGCAATATGGATCAGGTCATTGCCTTCATGGAACAGGTGAACAAACAGTTTGTTATTGGCGGTGCTACGGCCCAAGAGCAGAGCAACGCCATGATCCAGCTTACACAGGCAATGGCGGCGGGTGCGCTTCGTGGTGAAGAACTGAACTCTATTCTGGATGGTGCGCCGGGTATCGCAAGAGCCATTGAAAAATATATGGGCATTGCGGAAGGTTCCATCAAGACGGTTGCACAGGAAGGCAAGGTAACGGCTGAAGTGGTGAAGAACGCCATGTTTGCTATGGCGGACGAAACCAACGCAAAGTTCGATTCCATGCCCAAGACTTGGGCGCAGATTTGGGTTGATATGAAGAATCAGGCCCTTTCCATGTTCGCCCCGATCCTGACCAAAATCAATCAGATTGCCAATAGTTCCAAGTTCCAACAAGTGACCACGGCCCTGATCAATGGCCTTGCCGGGGTTGCCAATATTGCTTCTTCGGTGCTGGATATTCTGATTTCCATTGCTTCCGTGATCGTTGATAATTGGAGTTGGATTCAGCCTATTATCATGGGCATTGTGGCCGCTATGCTGATCTATAACGGTGTCATGTTGGTTGGAAATACCATTATGGCGGTTCAGGCCGCAGTTAAGGCAATTCACACAGCAATGACCACCGCTTGGAGCGTTGCCACCTTTACCGCAACAGCGGCCCAGCAGGGCCTAAATGCGGCGCTTTTGGCTTGCCCCCTTACATGGATTATCCTTCTGATTATCGCCGTAATTGCGGCAATCTATGCGGCGTGTGCGGCAGTTGCCAAGTTCACCGGAATTGCAAATAGCGGCTTCGGTGTGATTTGTGGCGGAATCATGGTGGTAATTGCCTTCTTCAAAAACCTTGGCCTGTCCGTGGCAAATATCGCCTTGGGTATCTGGAACGCTTTGGGGGCTTGTGCTTCCAATATCGGAACGGCCTTCCACAATGTTATTTCCAATGTTCAGGGGTGGTTTTACAACCTTCTTTCTACGGCCCTTACTGTTGTGGCGGGTATCTGTGAAGCCCTGAACAAATTACCCTTCGTTGAGTTCGACTATTCCGGGATTACCAACAAAGCAAGCGAATATGCGGCCAAATCTGCTGAAGCCTATGGCAATGTGGAGGAATACAAGAGTGTTGCCGATGCCTTCAATGAAGGAATGTCTACCTTCGACACCTTCCAAGATGGTTGGGCCGCTGATGCCTTTGCTTCCGGTGCCGCTTGGGGTGATGGCGTGGCCGATAAGGTTTCCGGTATGTTTGATTTTTCCGCCTTGGATTCTATGGGGGCTGATTCTTTGGATGCCTTCAACCTTGGCAATGATCTTGATAGCATTTACGGGAACACCGGCGATATTGCAAACAACACAGCGGCCACCGCTGATGCCTTGGATATTGCTGAAGAAGATTTGGCCTATCTTCGTGACATTGCGGAGCGTGAAGCAATCAACCGGTTCACTACCGCTGAAATCAAGGTTGAACAGCACAATGAAAACCACATTTCCAAAGATGCTGATTTGGATGGGATCATGGATGCTTGGGCCAATGACTTTGCTGAAAAGCTGGAAGTTTCTGAAGAAGGGGTGCATGAGTAATGGCGTATAAACTGTATATGGCGGGAACGCTTATGCCCATCACCCCTTCCAAGGTGACGGTGAAGATCAACAACCAGAATAAGACCATGACCCTGATCAACGGGGAAGAAATCAATATCCTGAAGGCCGCTGGCCTTTCGGATGTGTCCTTTGAATTGGTTCTTCCCCAAGTGTCCTATCCCTTCAGCAATGGTGGAGCGCAAAGCGCCGCCTATTACCTGTCCTTGTTTGAACGGCTGAAGGTGAGCAAGACCCCGTTCCAATTCATTCTGAACCGGCAGAAGCCCGGTGGCGGGATGTTCCATTACACCAATTTGACCGTTGGCCTTGAAACCTATGAAATCACCGATGATGCCGGTGAAGGCTTTGATATGAAGGTGAAGATCAACCTGAAACAGTACAGAGCCTATGGCACCAAGACCGTGACCGTGCAACCGGCCAAGACTTCCGGGGGAACCGCCACCGCAACGGTTAAGGCGGCACCCCGGCCCACCACAACGGCCCCGAAAGCCGCCACCTATACGGTGAAATCTGGTGATTGCCTTTGGAACATTGCCAAGAAGCAGTTGGGCAACGGGGCCGATTACACGAAAATTTATAATCTGAACAAGGACAAAATCAAGAACCCGAACCTGATCTATCCCGGTCAGGTTCTTACTTTGCCTTCCTGAAAGGGGTGATTCCGTTTGGCAGTTGAATTGTTCATCCAGCATAACAGCACCATTCAATTCCCCGTTGTCGAGGAAGGCGCACGGCTGACCTTGGAACGCAAGGGAACCCCCGGCAAGTTGGAGTTCACCGTTGTCAAGGGGCCGGGGCTGAACTTTGCTGAAGGTGATCCGGTGAAGCTGACTGTGAACGGAACCGCCATGTTCTATGGGTTTGTGTTCAAGAAAAAGCGTGACAAGGGCGGCACCATTGATGTTGTGGCCTATGATCAGTTGCGCTATCTGAAGAACAAGGACACCATCACGGAAGAAGGGCTGAAGGCTTCCGACCTTCTGAAGCGCATTGCAACAGATTTCCGGTTGAACCTTGGCACGGTGGAAGATACCGGTTATACCCTTGAAACCATCGTGGAAGAAAACCAAACCCTGTTTGATATGATCCAGAGCGCCCTTGATGAAACCCTGATGAATACCAAACAGCTTTATGTTCTGTATGACGATGCCGGGAAGCTGACCCTGAAGAACATCAATACCATGAAGCTGAACCTTCTGATTGATGAAGAAACCGGGGAAAACTTCAGCTATGAATCCAGTATTGATGAACAGACCTATAACAAGATCAAGCTGGCCTATAACAATGAAAAAACCGGTAAGCGGGAATTGTTCATTGCACAGGACGGGGCAAAAATGAACCAATGGGGTGTTCTTCAATATTTTGAAGAAGTTCAGACCAAAACGGGCGCTTCCGCCAAGGCGGATGCCCTGTTGAAGCTGTACGATCAGAAAACCCGCAAGCTGACCATTCAGAACGCTTTCGGTGATGTGCGGGTTCGTGCTGGAAGCGCCGTGGTGGTGGCCCTGAACCTTGGGGATATTGTCACCAACAATTACATGGTGGTGAACAAAGTCACCCACACCTTCAGGGGTGATGAACACATGATGGAACTTGACCTGATCGGGGGTGAATTTATTGCCTAATCCTGTTGAAGTTGTGAAACGGGCGGCGGTGGAAGCTGTGGAAGCCGGGAAGCCGGTGAACATCCTGTTTGGAACTGTCCTTTCCGCTTCACCCTTGAAAATTCAGGTGGATCAGAAATCCATCTACACTTCCAAAATGCTGATCCTGACCCGGAATGTGACTGATTTTGAAGTTGATATGACGGTGAACCACAGCACCGAGGACAAAGGCGGTGGTTCTGGTGCGGCGGCGTATGAAGCCCACAAACACGCCTATGTTGGCAGGAAAACCTTCAAGGTTCACAACGCTTTGAAGGCCGGTGAAAAGGTGCTTCTGATCCGGGTTCAGCAAGGAAAGAAATTCGTGGTTATTGACAGAGTAAAGGGGGCTTGATGATGATTCCGCAAGTGCAGGATGATATTAAACAGGATTTCACCATTGAAACCCTTCCAAGCCGTACTTTCAGGATGAACCACAACAACCTGACCATCATCGGCACCATTGATGAAATCCAAGCTGTGGAACAGGCGGTTTTTCTGATCCTGAACACAGAACGCTATGAATGGTTGATCCATTCTTGGGATTATGGGGTTGAACTTCATAATCTGATCGGGAAAGATGTGGAATATTGTATTCCCGAAATTGAACGCCGGGTTCGTGAAGCCTTGCTTCAGGATGATAGGATCACGGCGGTTCAGAACTTTGAATTTACGGTGAACAAAAAGAAAGTGCTGACTACCTTCACGGTGGTCAGCATTTTTGGTGAAATCAATGCAGAATTGGGGGTTGAAATCTGATGTATGAAGCACAGACCTATGAAGCAATCCTTTCCCGGATGCTTCAGAAGGCGCTTTCCATCAATGGCAATTTGGACACCCGTGAAGGTTCGTTGGTTTGGTGCGGTGACGCCCCCGCCGCCGTGGAATTGCAGAACCTTTATATTGCCCTTGATACGGTGCTGAATGAAACCTTTGCGGACACCGCAACCCGCCCTTATCTCATTTTGAGGGCGGCAGAAAGGGGCCTGAAACCGCAACCGGCAAGCCCCGCCGTGTTGCAGTTGAGCATTACACCAACCACCTTGCACCTTCCCATGAACACCCGCTTTTCCATCGGAGAACTGAACTATTATGTTTCGGCTGACCGTGGAAGTGGTAAGTATGAAATCACCTGTGAAACCGCTGGTGAAGCCGGTAATGACTACACCGGAACGGTGATTCCCATTGAGTATGTGGACGGGCTTGAAACCTGTTCCATTTCCGCCGTGGTGATCCCCGGTGAGGATGAAGAAGATACCGAGGTTTTCAGACAGCGTTACATGGATAGCCTGAACGCCCAAGCCTTCGGCGGCAACCGTGCGGATTATCTGGAAAAGGTGAACGCCATTCCCGGCGTGGGCGGTGTGAAGGTATATCGGGTTTGGAACAGCGATTTGAACCCGGCCAAGCTGATCCCGCCCACGGGAACCGACACTTGGATCAGCGGCCTTTCCGGTGTGTCCGAGGAAATCAAGGCGTGGTTGGATGCCGTGTATGCGGCGGGAGCCAATAGCAAGCTGACCGTGGGCGGAACCGTGAAGCTGGTGATCATCAACAGTTCTTTCAAGAAGCCTTCGGAAACCCTTGTGGGTCAAGTGCAGACCGCAGTTGATCCCCTTCAGAACGCCGGTGAAGGTGTGGGCATTGCCCCCATCGGCCATGTGGTGAGGGTGGAAGGCGTGGGTGAAGATACCATCAACCTTTCCTTCGATTTGTACTATCAGCGGGAATGGAGTTGGGATGATGTTTCCGCCTATGTCACGGAAGCAATCAACGGTTACTTCTTGGAACTGGCCCAAAGTTGGGCAGACCAGAATGAAGCCCTTGTGGTTCGTATCAGTCAGGTGGAAAGCCGCCTGTTGGGAATCACCGGTATTCTGGATATTGCCAACACCAAGATCAACGGTGAAGCGGCGAACTGTACCCTGACCCTTGACCACATTCCGGTTTTGGGAACCATTGAGCCGGGAACCATCGTGATCAGCGGATAAGGGGGCCGGGAGCATGGAACGCAAACTGATTGATTATCTTCCTTATGTCATTCGTGATTATGCGGAGTTTCAGGGGATCATGGGGAGTGAACAGCCGGAAATTGAAAAGGCATGGAATACCACGGATGATCTTCTTGATAATCAGTTCATTCCCACCGCTGGAAACATGGGCCTTTCCCGGTGGGAAAAGATTTTGGGGATTACCCCCAAAGGCACGGACAGTCTTGAAGATCGCCGGTTCCGTATTCTGACCCGGATCAATGAAGAACTTCCGTACACCTTGCCCCAGCTTCGGAACATCCTTGAAACGCTATGCGGGAAGGGTAACTATTCCGCTGATGTGGAAGAAGGCACCTATCAGCTTCTTGTGAAAATCGGGTTGGCCGCAAAGAACAACTTCAATGATGTTGAATCTTTGCTGAACCGGGTTGTTCCCCAAAACATGGTTGTGACCTTGCTTCAGCTTTATAACACCCATGCGGAACTTGGGCGGTTCACCCATGCCCAGCTTGCCGCCTATACCCATAATCAGTTGAGAAACGAGGTTTTGAAGAATGGCGAATAAAACAACCAACTACAAGCTGACTAAACCCCTTGAATCTGAATTTTATGATGTAGGGGTTCAGAATGAAAACATGGATAAGATTGATACCCAAATGAAGGCCAATGCGGATGCCGTTGAAGCCCTTCAGAAAGGTCAATCCGGGAAGGCTGATCTGGTGGATGGTAAGGTTCCCGCCGAACAGCTTCCCAACATGAACTATGATCCCAAAGGTACGGCCCAAAAAAAGGTGAGCGAACACAACCTTGATCAGACCGCCCACCCGTATCTGTTGAACCAGATCGGAACCTGTGTGGAAGCCGCACAGAACGCACAGGATGCCGCAAATGCGGCCTTGGATGCTGTGTCCGGTATCGTCTATACCATCAATGTTCTTCCTTCGCAGAATGGCACCCTGACCTATAACGGACAGGCCCAAAGTCCTTCTTGGAACGCTTATAACCCCGATGCGCTGACCTTGGGCGGCGTGACTACCGGCACCAATGCGGGAACCTACACGGCCACTTTCACACCCAAGGGGCGGTATAAGTGGGCAGACAGTACGCAGACCGCCAAGGAAGTGACTTGGACGATCAACGCCGCCACCATGACGATCCCCACGCAGAGCAACAGCCTTACTTATACCGGTTCGGCCCAAAGCCCCACTTGGAACAACTATGACAGCGGGAAAATGACGCTTGGAGGAACCACCAGCGGCACGAACGCCGGTTCCTACAATGCCACCTTCACACCGAAAACGAACTACAAGTGGGCTGATGGAAGCACCGGGGCCAAAACGGTTGCTTGGAGCATTGCCAAGGCCGCTGGTAGTTTGTCTTTGAATAAGACTTCCATCAAACTGACCGCCGCAAAGACCACGGACACCATCACCGTGACAAGAGCCGGTAACGGCACAATCACAGCCACTTCCAGCGCCCCCACGGTGGCTTCTGTGAGTGTTTCCGGTTCGGTGGTAACTGTTACCGCCAAGGCCAAAGGAAACGCCACAATCACCGTCAGCGTGGCCGCTGGCACCAATCACACGGCCCCGGCCAATAAGACCTGTTCCGTTGAAGTGACATTGCCCACCAAGGTTCTGAACGATAACAGTTGGGCAACCATCCGGGAAGTCAGTTCCGCAGGTTTGGGAGCCAACTATTGGGCCGTTGGTGATGTGAAATCCATCGTTCTGAATGGCACCGTAAGGAATTACACTTTCAACAACTTGACCGTGAACGCCTTTATTTTGGGCTTCAACCACAATTCCGCCAAGGAAGGTGCGAACAAGATTCACTTCCAGATCGGGAAGATCGGTTCCACGGCAGTTGCTTTGTGTGATAGCAATTATAACAACACCGGTGATGGTTTCCGCATGAATACCAGTCAGACGAACAGCGGCGGTTGGAACGCTTCACACATGAGAAAAACTGTATTGGGCAACAGTAACACCCCCACAAGCCCGTTGGCGAATAGCTTGATGGCGGCGCTTCCCGCCGATTTGAGGGCGGTTATGCAACCCGTGACCAAGTACACCGATAATACCGCCAACGGTGGCGGCAATGTTCAGACTTATGTAACGGCCACCACCGATTACTTGTTCTTGCTTGCTGAATTTGAAGTGTTCGGAACAAGAAGCTATGCAAATAGCTATGAACAGAATTATCAGGCACAATACGATTACTACAAAGCCGGTAATAGTAGAGTAGCCTATAATCATTCCGCCGTGTCCACGGCGGTGTGGTGGTGGCTTCGTTCCCCTTATTACAACGGCTACACTAGTTTCCAGCATGTCAGCACGGATGGCTACTACAGCCATGGCAATGCCTATTACTGTGCTGGTGTGCGGCCCGGCTTTGCCGCCTAATCCCCCGCAGGATGATCCCGCCCCCATCCCGCCGCCGAAAGGCGGCGGTTCCGGGAGGGAACCCCAAATAAAAATAATAATGGCGGCGTAAGCCGCCCGACGATTTTTTGAAAATGGGGGTTTTCCGGTAAAGTGCTATCATTTGACTGCCTTTTGAGTGCATACACCGGACAAAATCAGCCATACAATATCCATAAGCCTGTTTGAAGGGGGTATTGTATGGCAACAAACAAGCGTGTTTTCACCTTGCGCTTATCTGATGAAGTCTTTGACAAGATCGGGGCGCTTGCAACCCGTGAACACCGATCCATTACCAATTACATTGAATTTGTTCTTCTGAAACACTTGGAAGAAGTGGAAAAGGCGGAAGGAACGATCAATGTCGATAATTCACCCAAAGGGGTATAACTGAAAATGTCTGTCCTGAAGCAAAAGAGAACCACAAGCAAGGCCGAGTTCATCAATACGGCCAATCAGATTTATGTTGAAACCCTGAACTTCCTAACCCGTCTTTCAGCCCGGTATTCCCGGTTGATTGCGGAGCCGGTGGCAAAGCTGGCCGGTGAGATCATCGACCATGCGGAGAAGGCCAACAGTATCTTTCCTTCGGACAACCAGCGCATTGAAATGAGGAAGGCCCATCTTCTTGAAGCACGGGCTTCCCTGATGGCGCTGGATGTTCGCTTGACCCATGTTTACCTGATTCTGAACCAGAACCCGGAAGGGGCCTTTACCACTTCCAAGGGGAACCCGGTGAAGTCACAGGATGCAATGGAAAAGCTGGATAAGATGGCCCAAAACTTGGGTGAACTGATCGACAAAGAAAACGAACTTTTGAAAGGGGCAATCAAAAATGTAACAGCGAAACAGAAATGATTTCCCCATTAGGTGTGCAACTGATAATGAGCCTGTTGGCGGTGTGGTGGTGGCTTCGTTCCCCTAATTACAACAACAACAATAATTTCCAGAATGTCAACACGGATGGCAACAACAACAATAACAATGCCAATTACTGTGCTGGTGTGCGGCCCGGATTTTGCAAATATACACGGTCAAATGTAGTAACAGAAGGCAAACGGCTTTTCAGGTGAAAGACGACCGATGTAAAAGGAGTTGTACTTCCTTGGGTTTCAATCCCTAAAACTGCCCTTTGATGCCCTTACACGGACGCTTCTTGCATGGTGGGTGATTGTGCCTTAACCCATTTCATGTGTGAGGACAAAGCAATTTAGATGGCACCATACAACGAATTTGTACGAGGGGCGAATACTTTTATTATGACAAGCCAAGAACGGCATGAAGCAAGGTTTCAGCGCCGCAAAGCAAAGCGGTTGGAACGGAAACAGGCCCGGTGTGATAGCCTTGGGCCAATGAATAAAGTTTTTTCCTATCGGAAGATGTTCTTCTATGGGAAAAAGTGCTGTAACGGGGTGCGGTGGAAGCAAAGTGTTCAAAACTTTGAAGGCCACCTGTTTTCTGGTACGGCAACACGGCGGCGAACGGTGTTGGAACAGACTTGGAAGCCCAAAGCCTGTTCCCATTTCACCCTTCGGGAAAGGGGCAAAATCCGCCCGATAGATGCCCCGCACATTACGGATCGACAAATCCATAAAACCCTTTGCAATGAAGTTCTGATCCCGCTGTATTCACCTTCGATGATCTATGACAACGGGGCAAGTCAGCGGGGAAAGGGCCTTCATTGGCAGTTCAAGCGGATCAAACAACAGCTTGGATGGCATTACCGGCGCTATGGCCGGGAAGGTGCTGTGTTGCTGTTGGATTTGAAAGGGTTCTTTCCAAATGCTTCCCACGCCCTGTTATACCAGCGGCACCGGGAATTGATTTTGAATCCTGAACTTCAAAACTTGGCTGATACGATCATCCAGTTTTCCCCATGCCCGACACCGGGCCGGGGCTTGCCTTTGGGTGTGGAGCCTTCCCAACAGGAAATGGTGGCCTTGCCCAGCAAGATTGACCAATGGATCAAGTGTCAGGCCCATGTTCATTGCGCCGGTCATTACATGGATGATTACTATGCTTTCTTTCCCGCGGTGGATGAAGCAAAGCTGATGGGCCATGAAATTGTAAGGCGTTTTGAAGCCGCTGGAATCCGAGTGAACAAGCGCAAGTGTAAGGTGATCCCGCTTACAAAGCCGTTCCGGTTCTGCAAAGCCCGGTTCACACTTACCGAAACCGGCAAGATCAAGGTGAATGGAAGCCGGGATGGAGTGAAACGGGCAAGGCGAAAACTGAAGCTGTTTCACAGAGAGTTCAAAGAGGGAAAACGATCCTTCTTTGACATAGAACAATACATGGAGTGCCAAAGCGCCTATTACCGGAACTTCAACGATCATGGCCGGTTGTTACGGTTGCGGCGGCTTTACCATGCAATCTTTTTCGGAGGTGGACAATGTTTAGAATCATCAAAGCCGGGGCCGGTATCGGCCTGACCGAGAACCTGAACTACATCAAGAAAGCCGAAAATGGTTGCTACATCCTTTGCCCGGAGCATGATGCTTCGGGCATTGTTTTTGAGGGTGTGGCTTACCATTTGTTGGGCCGTGCCGCTATGGACGAACTGGAAACCGTGAGTTTGGAGGAAACGGACGCAGGAACCGAGATCACCAAAGCCACAGAAGCCGGTGGAATCGTCTTTGTCACCTTGGCGGAAGCCGGGAGCATTGACCCCATCACGGCGGCTGAACACGCTGATCTGTTCGCTGAATGGGCTTTCCCTGTTGCCTACACGGTAGGGCAGATTCGCCGCTACCAAGGCACCCTTTACAAGTGTGTTCAGGCCCACACTTCCCAAGCGGATTGGACACCCACAGCCGCTTCCAGTTTGTGGAGTAAGACAAATGACCCCGCTGAAGAATGGCCGGAATGGAGCCAACCGGTAGGAGCGCATGACGCTTATTCCAAGGGGGCAAAAGTGAGCCATAACAGTAAACATTGGGTTTCCACAGCGGATGCCAATGTGTGGGAACCCGGTGTATATGGTTGGGAGGAATCGGCTTAATGGAGTACAAAATCTATGTGTGTCGAAAGCGGGCCAAATTCAAAGCAATTTGCGGACAAGTGAACATTCGGTATGGAACCATCCTGAATTGTCAGGGTGGTTTTTTGATTCTAAATGATCTTCCGGTTTGTTCCGTAACCAGCCAAAACGCCTATGACTTCTTTACCCAAAATGATGATGGTATGGGCAAGGAAAGGGGCGAACTGCTGAACAGGATCACCGCAACCCTGATGAAGCAGAACCCCGGCCACAATGCCCGGTGGGGGAAGATTTGGGATGATCCCCGTTGCCAAAAGTACAAGCGCCCGGAACAGGAAGATCATTGGATTTGGAATCATGACTTCTACAACGGCCCTGTTGAGGATTTGCGCTATATTGCCGCCCTGATCGGGGCCTGATAGGAGGTAAACATGACGCTTGAATTGTCTATTGTAATTTCTGTTCTTTCGGTTTCCTTTGCCTTGTATTCCGGTATTTCTAACCTGAAGCGCAACGATAAGAAAGACACCGCTGAGGAAACCGCCCAGCTTACCACCGTGATTGTGAAGCTGGAAAACATCGGGGATGGAGTGTCCGAAATCAAATCTGACATGAAGAATGTCAAGGGTGAAGTTCAGGAATTGCGGGAACGCCTTGTGGCCGTGGAACAGTCCGCCAAATCCGCCCACCACCGCCTTGATGGGCTTGCGGGTGGTGTTGATGCGTGAGCCGCCGAACATCCCGAAAGCAAAAGATTGAGTTTTCCAAACTGATCCTGTATGTGGTGGGGGCCGTAACCGTTGGGGTTACGGCCTTCACCCTTATCATGGTTTGGAAAACTGAAAACCTTGAACCGCTGGCCTATTTAATCCCCGCCATATTTGCTGAATTGGCAACCGCAACCGGGTTTTACTATTCCAAAGCCAAAGCCGAAAACCGGATCAAACTTCGGAAATTGTACGGCCCGGAAATCTATAACGATGCAAAGGAGATTTGAAACCATGCTGAACGCTGTTTTGAACAATCTGATCAATATTGGGTGGGCTATGCTGATCTTCCTGTGTGCGTACCTGTCCAATGTCGCTTTTTCCCTTTACTACAACATCAAGGTTTTGCTTCAGCCCTTTGACAGACAGAAAATGATCAATTCCGGGCTGAAGGTTGCCACCTTCGTTGTGGGCCTGACCTTGCTTTGTGTAGCAATCACCACCCTTCCGATTTATGCAGATCAGCTTGGGTGGGCAATCCCGGAAGAATACACAGAAATTTTTGCTGATTTGGTTATTGTGGGCGCTGTGCTGATGGTGTCTTGTAAGTATATCGCAGAAGCCTTCACCAAGTTCAGGGCCATTCTTCAGGTGAAAGGAGATACAGAAAATGAGTAATTCCCCCCTTGCAACCTATACCCGGATCACGAAAAACAAAACCAGCCCCCGGAACCATGCCATTGACACCATCACGATTCATTGTATCGTTGGGCAATGGACAGCAAAACAGGGGTGTGATTATTTCGCCACCACAGACCGGCAATGTTCCGCCAACTATGTTGTTGGTAAGGATGGTTCCATTGGCCTTTCCGTGGATGAAAAGGATCGTTCTTGGTGTTCCAGCAACGGCACCAATGACAACCGGGCAATCACCATTGAAGTTGCTTCCGACACCACCCACCCTTACGCCGTCACCGCCAAGGCTTATGCGGCCCTGTTGGATTTGGTAACGGATATTTGCAAGCGCAACGGGATCAAGAAGTTGGTGTGGAGTACGAACAAGAATGACCGTGTGAATCATCGGAACGGATGCAACATGACCGTTCATCGTGACTTCGCCAACAAAGCCTGTCCGGGGGAATATCTTTATTCCAGACACGGGGAGATTGCCGCAGAAGTCAACAGAAGGCTTCAGGGCGCTTCCAATGGTGGTGGGGTAGTAGTTACACCCCCCAGCGCAGAAAAGCCCACAGGCGGCACCACAGGGGCCGCCGTGACCCCTTATCTTGTGCGGGTGAAGATCGCCAACCTGAATATCCGTAAAGGCCCCGGCACAAACTACGGTGCAACCGGCTACATCCAGCCCGGTATTTATACCATCGTGGCTGAAAGCACCGGCAAAGGTGCGGCCAAGTGGGGCAAACTGAAAAGCGGTGCCGGGTGGATTTCCCTTGACTACGCCACCAAAACCTGACCATGAGAAAAGGCCCTTCCGGTTCAAGCTGGAAGGGCCTTTTTTGCGTGTTTCTACTATGTTACTAATAACCCCGATTTCACCGAACTTCAAAGGGCTGAAATGTTCAATATATGGGCGTTTCAGAGCGTTGCAGAGTAGAAATATTTATGGTACAATAAAAACAGACGAACCCCGAACCCTTGATTTTTCAGGGGTTCGGGGTTTTCTTGTTACTAATGTGTGCATAGTTCAGCGTTCAGCGGCTTAAAATGTTCACAGGTTTGAACCCTGAACCAACTTCAATTTCTTGACACATTCACTACCATACAACGCTTCAGTTCCTTCTTGTTCAAGGGTGACGCTATAAAAGCCGGTGTATAAGAGTTTCCCACATTTTTCACATTCACAGTAAGGAAACTTACTATCCCGAATTATCTTAGACACCCAAACATTTTGCTGAAGGGATTGGCTGAAATACTTTCCATCTTTCATCGTAACACCTTCAATCTATCAGTTCCACGGTGGCCTTCAGTTCGTCCAAAGTCTTGTGATTATAGACCCGGTTTCCCGTGTCCTTGGACACATGACCCATAAGCAAATCAATACATTTCCGGTTGGCCCCGGCGCTATCCAATTTGGTTTCAAAGGTGTGGCGGCATTCGTGCGGGGTATGATTCAGCTTCAGGGCCTTCATAATATCCGCCCAAAATATCCGGTATTGAGTTTGATTGCAAATCTTCCCATTGTAGCTGATCAGCCGGGGGCCACCTTCGGCAAGCCGCCGTTCAATCAAGGGCCTGATCTTTGGATGGATGGGAACAATGCGGTTCTTACCGGCTTTCGTTTTGGTGCCGCCCTTCATCGTGCCTTCCTTCAAGTCTATATCTTCAGGTTTCAGGTTCAGAAATTCAGAGATACGCCACCCGGAATATAGCAAGATCAAAACCGTATCAGCCCAAGGATCAGACTGATGTTCCCACACCGTTTTGATTTCATCATTGGTGAACGGAAGGCGGCTGGTGGGCGGTATTGGATCAGAAGTCAGAAGTTCGGAGAAACACCGGTTTATTATATCCATTTCAAGGGCGAACCGGTCAAGGTGGCCCCACAGGTTCTTGATGGCCGCTTGGGTGCTATACCCTTTCCCACAACCATCAATGGTTTCTTGCATTTGGTAGGATCGCAGTTGTTTATAAGGCTTGTTCACATACGCTGAACAATGCTTGAACGCTGAACAGAGGGAAGAACGGTTGGATTCCCCCAGTTTCGGGGCCTTCTTTTCTTTCCAGAGGTCAAAAAGCTGTTGAAGGGTGATCTTGGCCCGGTCAACATCCCAAGGATCACGGTTGTATTCAGCAAGCATGATGTTCCCGGCTTCACGGGTTTCAGCATAGCCGATAATGTCATAGATGGGGTGGCCTTTGTCATTCCAACCTATGGTTTTCTTCACAATGTATGGGCGGCGGCGTTGGCCTGATAGCTTTGCAACCGTTCCATACCCGTTTGGATTTCGCATTATATCACCTGAACTTTCAAAATTGGGTATGGCAAAGCTAAACCCCATGTGATATAATGTTCAAAGGCGTTTGAAACATTAACTTCAAAAGGGTTTGTTTCGCCTGACCGCTTCCGGTGTGCAAGACCGGGGGCGGTCATTTTTTTTTTGCATTTGTTCCATATCCGTTCCGCTTAAAATCCTTGCGGGGTGTGGCTTTGAGAGAATGGAACACTTGGAACGGATATTATATTACTTCAAAGAGTAGATAAAAAAATATATAAAAGAAAAAGAGTATATAGAGAACCGGCGCTTTATCTGTTCCACCTGTTCCAAAGCCTTGATTTCCCTGTGTTTTCAGGGATTGGACAGCGGAACGGATGTGGACAGATCGAGTTTGGCAAGTTCACCTTTGACCTGTTCCAGAACTTCAGGATATTCAGAATCAGGGTTCATGGAATATTGATCTTCGTATTCTTTCAGGGTGTTCAGATACCGGTTCCAATGGGTGGCTTTAGCCTTTGCGGTTTTCAGTTCATCAATCTTGGCTTTCTGATCAGAATAGGAATCTAACAAAACCCGTTCTTTCTGACTATCAGCCGCCTTGAAGAAAGAAGCTGGAAGATCAGATGTGTAAGGGATGATCCCGGCCTTGGCCGCTTGATCCACCGTCAGGGCTATTTGCATACCATATTCATAGCGGGAAAAGAATGTTTCAAGGTTCTTCGTCTTTTCAAAGATGTTCAAACAATCTTGAACAATCCGCACATGGTTTTTGGCTTCTGCTACGGTGTAGGCCCCCGGCATGGATTTAATAGCCCGTTCCGGGTTCAGATTGGAATGAACCTGAACGGTGGGTTCTGTTTTGGGTGGGGCCTTCTGTTTTGCCGGTTTCGGTTTTCGCTTTCGGAAAATCAGAAATAAAATCAAAGCACAGATAGCGTCCATAAGGACAAACACCGGAAGAAGATTAGGTTCCATGAAGATACACGCAGTATAAACAAACATTGCTGTTCCAAGAAAGTACCCAACTACGCCTTTCAAAAACTTCTTCATCCAGCCACCTTCTATCTAATATCACTTTGGAAGGCTACGGCTTTTCCAAGAATGATGATATGATCCAACTGTTCACCCGTATAAACTAAATCTTCATACTTGGAGTTTTCAGCCTTCAGGATCAGAAGGTTCTTTTCAGGGAAATAATTCACCCGCTTCAGGGTTGCTTCATCTTCGATGATAACAGCGGCAATTTCACCATTGTCCACCATTTCCTGTTTCTTGATGAAAACAATATCCCCATCATAGATTCTGGCCCCGATCATGGAATCACCCTTGGCCCGTAAACAGAAATCAGCAGAAATGTTGGCCCCAGCTTCTACATACAGTTCTTTTTCTTCGTTTGCCATGATGGGTTTTCCACACGCAATGTCACCGAGTAGGGGGAAACGCTTTGTAGAAATTGGGATGATGTTATCAAACTTCATTTGTGGCTGTGAAGGTTCAACTACCACAGATTTATTGATACTTTTCAACCAATCATTCCGGTTCGGAATGTCTGATCTTCCCATGAGGTAATCCAAATCAACATTGAAATAGTCAGCAATGGTTTCCATAGATTCAAGGCCCGGTTCCCGTTCGCCCCGTTCATACATATTTACACTACTTTTAGAAAAACCAAGCTGATCCGCCAAGTTCTGTTGAGATAGGCGGCGTTCGGTTCGTAATTGCTTGAACCGATCAGAAAACTTCGGCATAAGTACACCCCTTTCAGAAGTCTTTCTATAATTTATTATACACATTATGTGCACAAAGTCAATCCGTCGATGTGCACAATTAGTAACACATTTCTTTGTGCACATTTTGTGTTCGGTTGTGCTTGACTTTGAGCACATATCGTGTATAATGATAATCAGACGAGCACAAAAGGTGCACGAACTGATTGGGAGGATTTGAAAATGAAGGTTCATGTTTTTGATACCTATGTCACCATTAAGGATCGTGAAGGACACCCTGATATGGATGATACCTTGCTTGAAAAACTGGATGAAATGCTTACTACCTATGGTGTGCCCCACGCTTTTACCCTTCCCCACGAAAAGACTATGGAAGATTGCCCGGAAGCTACTCTTGAAGTTGCCTATGATTCTTCTGATGATATAACTTTTAGTCTTGTGTATATACTGTTCAATAAAACTTATCGGGGTGTAACCGATAAAGCGGTTGCAGAATCAATGATTAAGGTTTCCGCAAAATACATGGATGCTGAATAAGCCGAAACGGGCCTGATGGCCCGTCCACCGGAACCGCCCCACCGGTGCTGATGATGGCAGGGCAACAGCGACAACATGAGCGCCCCCGGTTTATGGGTTCGGGTATTGGGTATCAATCCCCATGTAAAAGATATGACCGCCCGGAAATTGCTTGTTGGGGCTTTGGCTGTTCTAATTCTGAAGAAAGGATGTGCAAATATGAGTGTTGGCAAGAAACTTCGGGAACTGCGTGGAAGCAGAACCCAAGACGAAATTTCCAAGGAACTTGGGATCACCAAATCTTCTTATGCCATGTATGAGCGAGATGAACGGGTTCCCCGTGATGAAGTGAAGGTTCGCATTTCCAACTTCTTTGGTGTTTCGGTGCAGGAACTTTTTTTTAACTAAATCGAGCACATATAGTGTTCAGTAGGAGTAAGAACCATGAATGAAGTCAGTTTGAAACCGGTCATTGATGAACTTGAAACCTTGTTTTCAAAGTTCAACAAAGCCTTCTTTGAAGGGAAGCTGGAAAAGCCTGTGATCACCGTTTCCCCGGATCATACCCGTGGGGCCTATGGGTGGTGTACTGGTTGGAAGGCATGGCAAGACGGCACCAAGGAAGGCGGCTATTACGAAATCAACCTGTGTGCTGAATACCTGAACCGCCCCTTTGAAGAAACCTGTGGAACCTTGCTTCACGAAATGGTTCACCTTCAGAACCTTCAGGACAATGTTCAAGACACTTCCCGTTCTGGTTCCTACCACAACCGGAAGTTCAAGGAAACCGCTGAAGCCCACGGGCTGACCGTGGAGAAAGGCGAAAAGTACGGATGGCACAAAACCACCCTGAACCCGCAAGCAGAAGCCTTTGTGAAATCCCTTGGCAAGTCCGGGTTCTGTCTGGTTCGGCCCCGTACCAATCCGCTGAAGGGTTCCCGGAAGGGGGGGGGATCAAGTTCCCGTAAGTATGTTTGCCCCTGTTGCGGAACCATCATCCGGGCCACCAAGGAAGTTCATGTTCTCTGTGGGGAATGTGAAGTGGCCTTTGAAGAACAGGAGTGATAACCAATGAAGTTGATTGATGCCAAGGATTGGAAGGCGGTTCACTTCGGAGATCGAACGATTTTGAGAAGTGACCGAAACCTTTACCCGGAAGCCGATTGGTGGGCCTTGGTTTCCAGCGTGGATGTGGAACCGATGAAGGAACCCGGTCATTTCAAGGTGGTAAGCCAATGATGATCACCCGCCAAGTTCGGTGTAAGAAGTGCGGGAAAATGTTCCCCCTGACCTATCCCGAAAAGCTGTCCGACATTGGCCGGGATGTTATTTCTTACTGTCCGCCGTGTTTACACACGGAAATCTTAAAAAATGAAAGGAGTACGCACAATGACCACCTTTGCAGAGCGTTTGAAGAACGCTATGGAACAGGCCAACATGAGCCAATCCGCCCTGTCTGAACAGGCCGGGGCTTCCAAGGCCGCTATCAGCCAATATCTTTCCGGGAAGAACACCCCCGGCCCTGACCGTATCAAGGCCCTTGCCGATGCCACCGGCGTTTCCTTTGATTACCTGATGGGCTATGGAGCCGCCCCGGTTGCTGAACCGCCCATCAAGAAGATCAGCGTGAAGGAAGCCGCCCGGTGCATGGGTAAATCTGATCAGTTCGTCAGAATCGGCCTTCAGCGTGGCCTTCTTCCCTTCGGGAACGCTGTTCCCGGAACTGGTGCTTGCTGGAATTACTACATCAACCCCACCAAGTTCCGTGATTATGTGGGTGCTGATCAGTTCAATTCCTTCTTCGGCCTTACGGCATGAAAGGGGAACCCCGATGGATAACACCCGTGATGAACTGTTGGATTTGATCAGGAACGCCACCAACATTGATATGATTTGCTTCTTCGCCATTATCTATGTGGTTGCGCCCGATTCCCCCCCCTACACGCCTATCGCCACCCGTGGCGAACTGAAGAAGGCAATTAAGCAGTTGCGGAGCGCCCAGCATAGCCCGGATTGCCCCGCTGAAATGTTTGAAGGCTTTGAAACGGCGATTCAGTACATCCGCCGTGAATGGCTTCACCGATGAAAGGATGGTTTATATGCTTCAGATCGGAATGATCGTTAAAATCTTGCCCGATGCGGAATACAGCGGCAAGTTCACCGGCTACATCGGCAAGGTGAAGAATTACTTTTCGCAGAACAAGAAGGTTGGCGTGGAACTTTTTCAGCAGACGAATGACGCAAGTTCCAAGGGCCTGTTTTGGTTCTCTGAATCCAAGGTGGTTGCGGCGGGTAGTCTGCCTGATGTCATGATGGAATATATCAAGGCCGATCTTAACGCCACCTTTGGCGTTGCAAATCACATCCGCCGTTCCCGTCAGACCGGCCTTCCGCAGATCAAAAAGGTCATTTATAGCGGCCCCAAGACAATCATTCTGTGGGCCGACAACACCAAAACCATTGTTTCCTGTGGGGAAGCGGATTCCTATGACTACTATTCCGGTTTCTGTGCCGCTGTGGTCAAGAAACTGTTCGGTTCCACCACCCACGCCAAAAAGGTTTTGGGTGATTTCATTCAGATCAATGATTAACCTGTTCCAGCACCAGCAACAGGCCCTTGATGAAACCGAGGGGAAGAACCGGGTGGCCTATTACCTTGATA